TTATATTTCATAAGTGACAACAAATATTAATCCTGGTAATTGCCATCCATTAATATTAAGACTAATTTGATTATTTGATAATCTATCTGATGTGACTTGTTTTTTTTCTTCTGAATATAATGTATCATTGTGATAGATATTCGTAATATTTGCCTCTTTTGGTAATTTGATATTATAATTAAGACCATATGTAGTAGTTTTACTAACAAGTGCAATTGAATTATCTTTTTCTTCTCTTGTATCACTGATAACTTTTACTTGTGTGAATTCTTTTTCCAGTTTTACTTCATGAATAATTGAGATTTCGTAAATCATAGAATCTTCATTATATTTAGCAGTTAAACATTTTTCTTTTTCATTTAGGTTTTTTATATGCACCTCTTTTTTCCCTTCAATATATATCTCAAGATTAAAATTATCTTCAAATATAGAAACATGGTCCTTTTTTATTTTTGCAGAGTTTTTATATATAATTTGGAAAACATTACTTTCTTCCTTATCTAAAGTATGTATCCTATAATCTTGGATTCTTTTGGTCTGGTAAAAGTCTGGTTCATCTTTAATTGTATTTATAACCCATTGCTCATTTACTGTGGATTTATGTGGTAAGGTAAGATGCTCATCTAGTTTTTTCAGGTGATTAAATAGGGATTCTTGATTTGAAGTCATATCAATATTGTATTTTATATTATAAGCTTTGTCTCGTATTCTTTCAAGCTCATTAGGGTTTAATTTTTTAAGGTATTCTTCTTGTCCCATAAAAGAAGCAACAGAATTAAGTATATAATCTCGTATACCTTTTATTGCAACAAGAAAACTAAAGAATAACCCTACAAGAATATTTGAAATAATACTTTTTATGTCTACAAGTATAGTGGCATCTCTACCTAATATATTAATAATAATTATTATAAGAAAGCAAATAAACATACCAAAAATAGTTATAAGTTGTATAGCCTTGAAAAAATTACTATTTTCTTTACTTTCATAATTTTCAGTTTTTTGATTATTTTTTTCGTCCATTATATTGGTACCTTTTTAGAATTTTAGTTATTTTTTTTTGTTCTTCCCTGATCTCTTTAGATCCAAAGAACTTATCATCTGATATGATTTGAATAATTGTGTATTTGTCTTTCAAGATAAACCCTTTATAAAACTATTATAAATTAAATATGCAACAACTAATATAATTGTAAATATTGCTGATACTTTGATTCTAAAGAGTATATATTTAAAATTTGGCATTAGAAGTCTTTATCTATTTTACCAACTACTAAAGCCATTTTTAATTCAACTGGATCATCACAATGTATTGTAATAACATCATATTCTTCAGTATTTAGGGGTATCAAAGATATAATTGTTCCAGCTTCATTTATCTTATATCTTTTTATTCCACTTTCACCATTTAAATTATAATGAACTATTTTTCCACTATCTATTATTCTATTTGGGCAGCAATAAACAATATCTCCATCATTTATTTTTGGTTGCATACTATTTCCATCTGCTTCAACTGCATACATACCAGTTTTATACATATCTGTAGGTATTGGTATTGGATCATAACCATTTAGATCATAATCTTTTGGTATTCCACATGATGATTTTCCGATAAGTGGTATAATTCTATTTTTTATTAAGTTTGTTTCACTTATTAAATAATCACCTGAAACATTAAAAAACTTTGATAGCATATAAATTTGTTCAGGATTTGGGCTTCTTTTTTCAGGTTCATTAATCCACCCACTTACAGATGATCTACTTGTTCCTAGATAATCAGCTATTTGCTGAACACTAACTTTTTTTTCATCTTTTAATTCACTAATCTTTTTACCAATCATAAAATAATTCCTTTTATTTGATACATATTGTATCATATATAAAAAAGCTATTATGATACATAGTGTGTTAAGTTTAAGTTTTTATTAATGGCACATTATGTATCATTTTCAACATGAAACGAGAAAATTTAAAACAATTACTATTAAAACACTATTCAGTCGCTGGTGTGAATATGATCTTAAGAGGTGAGAGAAAACCATCTTATGAAGTTATGTTCCAGCTTTCTGAAAAGAATAATGTGCCTTTCACAGCTTGGAAAGATATTACATCTTTCATATCAAATGATACAAAAAGTGTTGAATTAGCACAAATATAAATAAAAGAGAGGTTATAGGGATGGAAAATTGGGAAAACATAGATCATATACTAGATGATAGACCACCACTTATACAAACTAACTTTCAAAAAATGGAAGTTATTTGTATATGCAAAGGGTGTCCAAATCTAAAATATTGTTTGGATTATATGGATAAAAAACCATACAAGGAAGATAATTCCAACTATCCACAAAACTTTTCCTGCCCTAGTGGGAACTCTAATATCTCTACCAATAGGTCTAACGACACCATCAAGTTTACTTTTATGAAGAGCTTCTTGAGAAGATTTATTGGCTACTTCACCAAGACAAATAAAAAAGACACCCAAAGAGAAGAGAGTAACGACGATATTATCAATAGCCACAAAAGGAACGACCAATGAGAGGGTAAATATAAAAAATGAAGTTGTTAATAACATAGTATGCCACCATTCTAGTTTTAGATTTTTTAATGGATTATCCATTGTGATGTGTCCTTTTTGTTGAGTTTAGTTTGACAGCCATATTTTAGCAAAAGGACACTTCAGAGTGAATACTCAAATTTAGTAAAGGGATTATGATGTTAAATAATATTTTTGATGTAGAAGATATGCCAAATCATAAGATTTATGAAGCTGCACAAACAGTTATTCAAGACTATATGGAAAGAAAGCATTGTAAGATTGGACTTGTTGCAAGTGAACTTGAAACAACAACTGGTGTGATGTATAGACAACTAAACCCAAAAGATTATCAAATGTCTTTGAGTATAGATAGAATTGTAGCTATTACCAAGCTAACTGGTGACACAAGAATTATTGAAGTGTTAGCAAATGAATTTGATCAAGTCTTGGTTTGCAAGAAAAAAGCCCAAGCAAAATCAAGTGATTTGAACTTGCTTGTAGATATTGCAAACATGGAAAACAGTGATGTATTTAGAGTGGTAAAAAAAGCTATTGAAGATGATCAAATCACACCTGAAGAAAAAGAAGCAATTTTAAAAGAGATTGATGAAGCACAGAAAGCAAATGCAGAACTTAAAGATCGTGTGCTGCACATTGCAATTAAAGATCAGGATTAAAATTTACCCGTGGGGTATGTAGGCAATCGCCAAACCGTTCTACATATCCCACTCAAACGACACTAATCAGGAACTTCATAGTGAAGTCAGTTGTAATTTTATCAGTTCCTTTATTGCAACTGGCTTTAGCTGATTTCACTATGCAGTTCCTGGAGTAAAGAAAGGAACAGATTGAAACATATACTAAAACAACTTAATCAAAAACCAATAGCTTATTATCCAATTTATCGTGAAATAACTGGATCAACTACTGGTGGAATATTACTATCACAACTTATGTACTGGTTTAGCAAAAAAGATAAGATTTTTAAGACTGATAAAGAGATTATAGAAGAAACTTTTTTGACTAGAAAAGAGTTAGAAAATGCAAAAAAACTTATAAAAAAACTAGATTTTATAACAGTTTCAAGAGAGGGATTACCAGCTAAAACTTACTATGAAATTGATTGGAATGAGATGTTATCAAGTTTACACCAATGGGGGAAACTAGAAAACCCAAAAGGTGGAAACACTACTCCCCAAAAGGTGGAAACACTACTCCCCCAAACGGGTAAACATTCTATATATACAGAGAATACAACAGAGAATACAACAGAGAGTATAACTCCCTCTTCAATAATTTCTTTTTATAGATCTAATATTTCAAGCAAAAATCAAGACATTCAAGAACCATCAAGTTTTAATCAAATTGCACTTAGAAAAGATGATTTTGAAAAGATCATGTTAGGCCTTGAAAATTATGCAAAATATATTTCATCTACTGGTAGGAAACCTGAACAACTTTTCTTTTTTATCAGAAATAGAGTTTATCTTGATTACCAGGAAGAACAAGTTGCAGTAAAAGGAAAAAATGAAGCAATAGTACCAGCTGATCTTGTAGGTAAAAGATTTTGCATTGATGGTGAAGATATTGAATTTCAAGAAGATGGATATTTGAAGATCGCAAAAGATTGGAAAGTAACAAATGCAGAAAATGTACAGCAATTAGTAAATTTAGTAAGGGGTGCATAATGAGAGTATTAACAGAACTGGAAATGAATGAATTTAACAAGACTTATGATTTTTTAAATTACTACATTGGAACAGCTGCTTATAAAGCTAAAAAGATCCAAGAAATAAAATTTGATGGATCAGCTGCAAACAATGAGATCATCAAGTTTGTAAATGGTTTTAAAAATCTTCATAGAATAGAAGAACTTGATATTACTTTCAAAGCACATCACACAGAACTTCAAAAAATTAACTTGATGTTCAATGAAACAACAGCTGCACATAAAAAAGCAGTGATGGATAGATTAATCAAATATTGTTTTAATAATCGTGTACAACCTCATAGATTGAGAATGAGAGGGTGGAAAAACTATCAGATCATCAAAGATGAAACACCAGTTATTGTTGAATATGGTACAGCTGCTTAATCGTAAAAAAACAATCAGAAAACAAAAGTTTAAGATTGTAGCAAAAGGTATTGATAAATTTGCAAATTGCACTATTTATGGATTTGTTTATGATGAAAGAAAGATAAAAAAGGAATGGTTGAAGTGATATGATAGGTTCAAAAAGATATGGATCGAAAGTACAACTAAACTACCTAAAAGGTGGTGATATTTCTTATTTTATAGTTTATAAATCAGGTAAAAAAACTATTTACAAAAAAGTAGGTAGGAAATCAGAGGGAATAAATGAAAAAAAAGCCATTGAACTTAGAAACCAAATACTTTCAGAGTTAAGACATGGGATTGATCTATCACAAAAGAGCATGAAAACTCTTACCCTGGATAGATTAGCAGAACTATATTTTGCAAGTATTGCTGCACATTGCAAAAGCCATGATAAATACAAACAAGAATATGAAAGACACATCAAACCAGCATTTGGTGATCTACCAATTGCAATGCTGGATGATATTTTGATCCAGGAATTTCAAGCAATTAAACTTTCTGATAAAAAAAGCAAAGGCAGTATAAATCAATATATCAAAGGCCTTAAAAGAATACTTAACTATGCGATAAGAAAATCAATAATTTCACACAGTCCATTCAAAGAAATAAGAATGTTCCAGGTGGATAATTCAAGACTTAGATATTTGAGTTTGAAAGAAGTGCAACTGCTGCAAGAAGAAGTTCAAGATCATCTTCTTTTGAAGTTGGTGGTGAAGATCTCATTAAGCACTGGTGCAAGAATTAACAGTGTGCTGGGTATTCAAAAAAAGCATATTGATCAAGAAAATAAAACAGTGCAGCTATATGATTATAAAAGAAAATGTTGGTATGTGGGATATTTGGATCAAGAAACATTTCACCTGGTGTGTGATCATATCCAGGAGTTTGGGATCAATGATCATGTAGTTTCACTTGATGGAAAGAAAACAAAGTATGCAGATGTTTATAAGCTACTAAGACTGATCTTTGATGAAAGATTTAACCAGGGATTAGAGAAAAAGGATCGTGCAAATAGAGTTGTAATCCATACGCTAAGACACACTTTTGCTTCACATCTTGCAATATCTGGTGTGAGTATTCAAAAGATCCAAAAGTTGATGAACCACAAAGATATTAAACAAACAATGAAATATGCAAAACTTTCACCTGATAGTGGAAGAAATGCAGTTGAAGAACTTTATAAGGGGTGAATATGTTTTTTAAAAGATGGCTACAAGGCAAACCAAAAAAGATTGTCACATTTAGAGATACTGATCATGATAGAGCAACAGCAGCTGCCAATGATTGGATAGATCAAACAAAAATAGAAGTTGTGGATATTAAATTTAAATATCCATTTGTAATTGTGATTTATAGAGATTAAGGGGAAAGAATGAGAAGTATTGAACAAAGAATTGCAGATGGTGACGCAACAGCAGAGGAAATTGCGAGATATAAATCAAGCTGTTATGATGGAATGGTTGAGGAAGAACGAGAGCCAACAACTAAAGAAAAAAGAGAATGGGAAAGAGTTAGTGGATCATTAAATTTCTTTAGAGGCAATGGATATAAATATAAAGCTAAAAGAAGAAAGAAATGAAAGTTGAATTAACTGGCCTAGATGATGTACTTAAAACACTTCATCCAAGAACATACCAAAAGGCACTGAATAGAACAGTGAATGATATTGGATCAAGAGTTAAAACTCAAACGACCAAGGAAGTAAGAAAAACTTACAACATCAAAGCTGCTGAAATCAAGAATCACATAACTGTAAGAAGATCAAGATATTCAAATATGCAATATGTGATGGATGTTAGAAGTAAGAGAAGAAATGCAATTCACTTTGGTTCAAAGATTTTGAAGAAGAAAGGTTATGCAACTGTAAGGATCAAGAAAGAAAATGGAAGAAGTAAGTTAAGAAATACTTTCCTTTCAAAAGATAAAAAAGCATTGCTTCATAGAGTTGGTAAAACACAAAAAATTAAAGCAGTTCAAACAGTTTCAGTCTCACAAATGTTTAATAAAAAGATTTTAAAAGAAGCAGATCAAATGGTAAAAAATGAGTTTGGAAATAAGTTAAAAAACAACTTTGATTTTTATATCGGCAAGGTTTAAAAAAGTAGGTAAAAATTATGTATAGAAATAGGTTAGAAAATAGTATTAAATTTCCCGTGGGAAAATACATCTTGATTAATTTATTTATCGTATTGCAAAGCAGTTTAAAAGTAGTAGCAAATAAAAGTAACTATATGGAATATTATTTAGGAATGAAGCAAAGCTTAGAAGCCCGTGTTAAAGGTACTTCCTGGGCTATTTTCTTTGAGGGTACTATCGAGCGCAAAAAGATTCTATTTATGAGTTTTGAAACTTGGTTATATTTTTTTACTATCACAAATGTAGCCCTACATACCGATACATGGCAGTTATGCGATTTTTATAACTTGGTTATATTTTTGAAAATGTGGTTATAAAATGGCTAAAAAGTATATATCTCAAAGTGAATTAGCACAATTTTGTGGGTGTACTCAACCATACATAGCAAAGTTAAAAAAACAGAAACTATTTGATGAAATTTTAGAGGGTGGAAAATTTCCAAGAAGTAGAGCAACTGAAATTGCAAAGATTATTGAAGATAATCGAGATCTAACAAGAGAGCCACAAAGAAATGCAAATGCTGCAAAGAAAAATAGTAGTGAAATTTCCCCAGGGAAAAAAAACGATATTCCACAAAGTTTTGGAATGTTTGATGTTTCATATCTTGGTGCTGAAGCACAAGTTGAATTAACAGCTTTACTTGAAGATGCTAGTAATAAAAATGCAGTTCACAAAATTCAGATTAAAGATGCATTTATTGAGAGTAAAAGAAAAGAGCTTGAATTTAAAAAAGAACTTGGTGTGCTTATTGAGCTTGAACAAGCTGAAGCAGTAATGGAGTTGGTAGCTTCAAATATGAAAACCAAGATGTACAATGTTTCACATCTATTTAAATCTAAATATCATAAAACTACAAAAGAGCAAGTTGAATTTTTACATATGCTTATTGATGAAGCATTTGGTGAATTTAATAAATATGGCCTTGATGATGTAAAAGGTGAAGAAGAATGAGTTGTAAACCAACTTTAACAGTTCAGCAGCAAAAACTGCTGGGATATGGTCAAGCACTTTTAAAACCTAAACCAAGATTAACTGGATCACAGTGGGCTGATACTTATTACTACTTATCACCTGAAAGTTCTGCTGCTCCTGGTAAATGGAAAACATTGCCATACCAGGTTGAACCAATTGATTGTATGACAGATGAAATTACTGAACAAGTTACTTGGTGGAAGTCTGCAAGGATTGGATATACAAAGTGCATAAATATTGCAGTTGCTTATCATGTACATCAAAACCCAGCTTCAATACTTCTTGCACAACCAACTGAAGATGAAGCACTTGGATATGCTGAAGATGAAATTGAACCAATGATTAGGGATAATGATGTTGTATCAGATCTTATTGGTAAGACTACCAAAAAAGGAAGAAACAAAAAAGAGAAAACAGCTAAGAAAATGTATCCAGGTGGGATACTTGAATTAGTTGGTGCGCACTCACCAAGGAACTTTAGAAGAAGAACTGTAAGGGTTTTTATTGGTGATGAAATTGATGGATGGGAACAGTCAGCTGGTAAAGAGGGTGATCAAATATCACTGGGTAAAAAAAGAACCAATGATTTTTGGAATAGAAAAATTATACTTGGCTCTTCACCCACGACTGACCACTTATCAAAGATTAAACCTGAATTTGAAAAAGGTGATCAAAGATATTATTATGTGCCTTGTCCTCATTGCGGTCATAAACATAAACTTGAATTTAAAAACTTTGATATGCCAAGAACTGAAGATGGTGATCTGATTGAAGATGAAGTTGGTTTTTTTTGTCCTGATTGTGGCGTAAAATATACCGAAGAATATAAAATTGAAATGATTGAGAAAGGCGAGTGGATAGCTACTAAACCTTTTAAAGGTCATGCAAGTTTCCACATATGGGCTGCTTATTCATATAATGCGAACAGTTCTTGGGTTGCAATAGCTAAAGAATGGTTTGAAGTTCAAGGAAATATTCAAAAACTAAAAACATTTACAAACCTAGTTCTTGGTGAAACTTGGGAAGAAGAACAAGGTGATGAAATTGAAGATGATGAACTACTTGAAAGAAGAGAAGATTATACGATCTTACCAAATGAAGCAATAGTGCTTACATGTGGAGTAGATACACAAGATGATAGATTAGAGGGTGAGATCAAGGCCTGGGGAATGGATGAAGAAAGCTGGGGTGTTAAACATTTTAGGATCGAGGGCAGCCCAGGGCAAAGTAAAGTGTGGGAAGATCTTGATGATATTATCACATCAACTTACAAAAGAGAAGATGGAATTGAACTTAGAGTGCTTTGCACTTGCATTGATAGTGGTGGTCACTTCACCAATGATGTTTATAAGTTTTGTAAAAAAAGAGAAATGAAAAGAGTATTTGCAATCAAAGGTGCAAACACTCCTGGTAAGCCAATTGTATCTAGGCCAACAACTTCAAATAAATTGAAAGTAAAACTTTTTACTGTTGGAACTGATACTGCAAAAGAGTTGATTTTTACCAGGTTACAGTTGGAAGAGTTTGGTGAGGGATATATGCACTTCAACAAAACTTATGATAAGAAATATTTCCAAATGCTAACAGCTGAAAAAGTGATCAATACATACAAAAATGGAAAAGCAGTAAGAATTTATAAACAGATTAGAGCAAGAAATGAAGCCCTGGATTACACTGTATATAATCTTGCAGCACTTAATATTTTAAATCCAAACTTCAAAAAGATCCAGGAACGATTAAAGCCAGTTGACAAAAAAGAGCAACAACCAAAACAAAGAAAACAATTAACAAGAAAAAGAGGAGGGTTTGTAAATGGCTGGAAATAATAGAGGTAGACCAAAAAGTGATGATCCGAAAATAAAATTTGATAATGTGAGATTAAAAACTACAACAATGTTTGATATAAAAATGATAGCTGAAGAACTTGGAATAAATGAAAGTGTATTAGTTCAAACTATTCTAGAAAATGAAATGCCAAAATATAAAAAGTTATTAGGGATAGAAGAATAGAATTTAAAACTATTTAATATAATATTAAATAGTTTTAAATATTATTAAATAATATTAATTAAGAGATCTTTAATATATAAACAATTATAATTCGTATGTACAACGTACATACAAATTGACATACAAATTTCGTATATTTTTATCCTAAAGTATATTTTATCTTGAAGTATATTTGTGGATGGAAACATCGTCTACGAAGTGAAGTGGGTTTACGACCAGTACTTATTTTTAAGTTAGCCCTAGATGGTTTTTAACTGCTCTCGTCTCACTTCCAATATTTATTGTTTTCTATATGCAGTAACCACTAACTTATTATTAGTAATTTCATTGACAACTAATTTATGTTTTTTTTGATTTTTAAAATTTATATATGTTGTTAAAGCTTTATTTGATACACCTTCATTATTTAATTTCAAAGCCTCTTTAAAAATAATCGGTAAGTTTAGGATGTCCATTGTTTCAAGATCATTTGGCTTATAGTGTTTTTCTAATATATGTCTAAAGCCTTTTTTACTGTCACCTTTTTCTAAAATAATAACTTTATCATTCACTTTAAATTCAACTTTTGTAATTTCACTATGAATAAATTTAATCATTTCTTTTTGGTGTGGTTTAAATTTTTTACTTTTTTTGCGCCCACTTTTTTTATTGCTAATAATTGAAATTTCTTTTTTTAATACTGCAAGACGCTCTGAATATAAACTCACCTAATGACCTTTATCCTTATTTAATTGTAAAAGATTTTATCTAAGTTACCCAAAAAAATATATTAATTTTTAGCAATATTTTACCTTTAATTTTATGAAAAATTATTTTTTGTCCCTTTTTAAATAACCCTTTTAATTGTAATAATTCGATCAATAAAAATAAAGGATTTATATCTTGGCTGAAACACCTACAAAAACTTTTGCTGAACAAATGGTTGAAAAACTTGAAGCAGTTCTTCTTGGAAAAGCTTCAAATGATGTACTAGAATATGAGATCGGTGGTCGGCAATTAAAAAAATATCCTTTTAGCGAAATCGTTAAGTTAAGAGATAGATTTAAAAGAGAAGTTGTAGCAGAAAAAAAAGCAACTGAACTTGCAGCTGGTCTTGGTAATCCAAAAAGAAAAATTTTAACTAGGTTTTGATGTGAAATTATTTGGATTTGAAATCAAAAGGGCTTTAACGCAAGGTCCAGTTACAAAACAAAAAAGATCTTTTAATGCTGCAAATACTGGCAACTTATATTCATCATGGGTAACTTCACAGATTACAGCAGATGTTGATATTAAAAGAGATCTAAGATCTATTAGAAATAGATCAAGAGATCTTATGCAAAATGATGATTATGCAAAAAGATTTAAAAGAATGATAAAAAGTAATGTAGTAGGAAACAAAGGTATCAAACTACAAAATAGAGCTAAAGATCCAAATGGAAATCTTGATAAAAATGCAAACCAACAAATAGAAGAGAACTGGAATAAATGGTGTAAAAAAGGTAATTGTGATGTTACTGGGAAATATTCATTTACAGATCTTACAAAACTTGCAATTGGTGCTATTGCTGAAGATGGGGAAGTGCTAATTAGAAAAGTTAAAGGTTATGACAATAATTTTAAATTTGCACTTCAAATCATAGAAGCTGATCACCTGGATGAAACTTTGAATGATCCAAATAGAAATATTGTCATGGGGATTGAGTTTGATAAATGGCAAAAGCCTATTTTTTATCATGTTTTAAAAACACATCCAGGAAGCCAGGAACTTGCACACACAAATAGAAAACACGAAAGAATACCAGCAAATCAAATTATACATTTATTTTTACCAATTAGAATTAGTGCAAGTCGAGGAATACCATGGATGCATACTGCAATGACTAGAATGAAAATGGTGAATGGATACGAAGAGGCTGAACTGGTAGGTGCAAGAGTTGCTGCAAGTAAAGGTGGTTTTTATACTCAAAATGCAGAGGGTGATGAATATGCTGGCGATACTGAAATTGATGGAACACCAGCAAATGAAATCACACCAGGTGAATTTGAAGTGTTACCTGCTGGGTGGGGTTTTGAAACTTATGATCCACAACATCCAAATACAGCATTTAAAGATTTTATGAAAGTAGTTTTGAGAGGTATTGCAAGTGGTCTTGATGTTTCATATAACACATTATCAAACGACCTAGAAGGTGTTAATTTTTCATCTTTAAGATCAGGTGTTCTTGAAGAAAGAGAAGTATGGAAAGAACTTCAAAGTTGGCTATGTGAACACTTACATGATGATGTATATGCTGATTGGCTTGATATGGCACTTTTAACTGCAACTGTAAAACTTCCATATACGAAGTTAGAAAAATTTAATAATCCACATTGGTTACCAAGAGGATTTGCATGGGTTGATCCTTTGAAGGATACACAATCAAATATTTTACTTAATAAAGAGGGATTAAAAACACATTCCGAAATTTTTGCGGAAATGGGAAAAGATATTGAAGAAGTATATGAACAACTTAAAAGAGAAAAAGAATTGAGAAAAAAATATGAGATTACTACACTTGGTGAAGCTGAACTTATTCAGATACTAAGTACGACAAAAGATAGTGAGGAAAGTGAAAATGCCTAAAAAATTAGATGTTAGAAATCTTGAAAATTTAGATACTCAATATAGAGAATATGAAGTAAGGGGTGTAAATGAAGAAAATAGAACAATAGATCTTTCATTTAGTTCTGAAGAACCTTATGAAAGATGGTATGGAATTGAAATCCTAGATCATTCAACCAAATCTGTGGATATGTCAAGGCTTAATAATGCAGCGCCTTTGTTGTTCAATCATCAAAGAAATATAGTTGCTGGGGTTATCGAAAGTGCAAAAATTGATAATAAAAGAGGTTTTGCAACTGTTAGATTTAGTAAAAACTCACAAGCTGATGAAATATTCAAAGATGTGGTTGATGGAATATTGACAAAAGTATCTGTGGGATACCAGGTACTAGAAATGAAGCTTGAAAGCGAAAGCGAAGGTGTGGATACTTTCCGAGTAACTAAATGGCAGCCGTTTGAAATATCTATTGTTTCAATACCAGCTGATGATACTGTTGGTGTAGGTCGTAGTGAAGAACTACAAAAAAACAAAGTAAAAATTTTAGATCAAAAAGAAGAGGTAAAAGAAATGCCAGGTGAGGAAAAAACAAAAGAAAAACAAGTTGATGTAAAAGTTGTTGCAGGTGAAGCAACAAAAGCTGAAAGATCAAGAATTTCTGATATTACAGCAATTGGTGCAGCACATGGTTTAGGTGATGAAGCACAAAGAGCAATTGAAGAGGGAATAAGCTTAGATCAATTTAGATCAATTGCATTGACAAAGATTGGTGAAAAAGCTGCACCAACTGTAAACACTACAAATGCAGTGCCTGAAATTGGAATGAGTGATGATGAAGTAAGAGAATACTCTTTTGCAAAAGTATTAAGAGCATTAGCAAATCCAACTGACAGCACAGCGCAAAAAGCTGCTGGTTTTGAGTTTGAAGTATCAATGGTAGCACAGAAAAAAAGTGGTGTTGAAGCACAAGGTGTTTTAGTACCTTTTGATGTGTTTAAAAGAGATATGACAGTTACATCAACTGGTGGTATTACAGTTGATACACAAATGGGTGGATTAATTGAAATGCTTAAGAATAAATCAGCAGTTATGCAATTAGCTGAAGTGTTGCCAGGTTTAAATGGAAATATTTCATTCCCAAAACAAACATCATCAATGAAAGTTGATAAATTAACAGAAACTGATGAAACAAATGATAGTGATATTGGATTAGGTGAATTAACAATGTCACCAAGTAGATTTGGTGGATCAGGTGCATATTCTAAGCAATTAATTCATCAATCTTCAATAGCTATTGAGAACTTAATTAAAAATGATTTATTTGGTCAAATTGGGTTAAAAATTGATCTTGAAGCTATAAATAAAGTTCTTGCAGAAACTGGAATTGGATTAGTTTCAATTGGAACAGATGGTGGAGCAATTAAAAATGGACATATTGTAGATCTTGAAACTGAAGTTGCAGTTGATAATGCTGATATTGGAAGATTAGCTTATGTTATGAACGCAAGAACAAGAGGTTATCTAAAACAAACACCAGTAGCAGATGGAAATCCAAAAATGATTTTATCAGGTAATGATCTAAATGGATACAACTATGGCGTTTCAAATCAATTGCCAGCTAATTTAGCAAAAGGTACTGGAACTGATTTGTCTGCAATGATTTTTGGTAACTGGGCAGATCTATTAATTGGTATGTGGGGTGGAATTGATTTAATTGTTGATCCATATACACTTGCAAAAAATGGAAAAATTAGAGTGATTGCAGATCAGTTTGCAGATGTGGGTGTTAGAAATGCAGCTTCTTTTGCAGCAATCAAAGATGGAAAAGTATTTTAAGGAATAGATTATGAGTAAAGAATTATTAATCACAGTGCTTATTTTAAGAAGCACTGTTTGTGATGGAAAAGATTTAGTTGCTAAAAAAACTTATGACTTAGAAGAGACAAATGCAAAACTTTTAATTTCCCTGGGGAAAGCAAAAGAAGTTAATGATGAAGTTGATGTTGGTATCAATGGTGTTTCATATAATGAAATGACACTTGCTGAACTTGCAGAAGTAGATTACAAGGAATTAAATAAAGATCCTTTAGTTGAATATGCACAAGCTTGTGGTCTTGAAATTGGTAATGAAACTATGAAAGAGATCTATGCGTTAATTGAAACAGTAGATTTTAAAGCTGATGAAGAGTAAGTAAATGGCAGTAGAAGAGATGATTGAAACTGATCTTGCTGCATGTAGTGAGTTTGGTGGAACACTAACACATACTTTGGATTTAGTTGAAGAACAACTTGAATATTTATACTTTGAAGAAGAAACAGAAGTTATTCTTGAAAAGGGTGAATATGAGGGTGCAACTGCATTTGTTCCAATGGTTGCTATGCAAACAAGTGTAGCAGCTGGTGTCGGTAAAAAATCTCTTTTAACAATTGATGGTGAAGTTTTTGGTGTGATCTATCCTGATAAACAAAATGATGGAACAACTAAGATCTATTTGGAAAGATAAAAAATGATTAGACAAAAAATTGTAGATACGATTATTGAAAAGCTAAAAACAATATCAGGCTCAAATGGATTTTACAGTGAAGCTGGTGCAAATGTTTTTGAGTGGTTAGAAAAGCCACTTGACAAAGATGAATACCCAGCAATAGTTGTTAGAGATCCAACAGATAATGTAACTGATGATTTTACTATCACAAGTCACACACTAAAGATTGAAATTGATATTGCAGTGACTGGTAAAAATACTCCCTGGAATATGAGAGAAGTTACAAGTGATGTGATAAAGGCTTTTTCTTTGGTTGAAGAAGAACTAAACTATCAATGCAAATGTAATGGAAGTGAATTTATAACTGAACAAAAAGACACAACTTATGGTGGTGTTAGAGTTGAATTTGATGTGATGTATCAATCAAGAAGATGGGAACAATAGATGAGCTTTGCAGAACTAAAAAGACTTATTGACAGCCTGGTGAATTTTGGAACTATAAGTCAAACAAAAAGTGCAGATGGTAAAGCATTGTCAAGAGTAAAAGTATCAGATCGTGAAACTGACTTTTTACCAATTGTTTCATTTTCAAATAGCTTTAGAAGGCATTTTATACCAGCAAGAGTAGGTGAACAAGTTATTGTTGTTTGTCCTTTTGGTGAAGCAAATGGTGGATTTATTTTAAGGTCTATTTTTAATAAACATCAAAAAGAACCAAGAGGAGCAAATAATTATACAGAAGTAATTGAGTATGAAGATGGTACTCGATTTTCTTATGATACAAAAGCAAAGGTTTTAACAGTTGATTGTGTTGGTGATATAAACATCAAAGCTGGTGGAAATATTAACTTTATAGCTGGTGGAGTTATTGATCTTACTAGTTCAAGAATAGATTTTAATCAAGGATAAGCAATGTCAGGAATATGTAGAGTTGGTGTGGATAGTGCTGGTGGTGTTATTCTTGGTGGTGGCCAAAATTTTGTTTATGCAAATGGTGCTTTAGTTGCAGTTGATGGTGATCCAGTTGCACCACATGGAGTTGCACCACATGCAGCACCAGTTATGATTGCTGGATCAAAAAATGTTTTTATAAATGGAATTGCTGTTTGTAATGCTGGTGATCTTGCAACATGTGGCCATGCATCAAGTGGTTCATCAAATGTAAATGTAGGTGATTAAAAGTGTATGCAGTAAGTATTGAAAAAAGTATAAAAAGGATTTTAAAAACTCCATTAGTTACTAGAACCATGCGCCCTGAATTTGGTTCAAGGCTTTATGAACTAAGAGATAGGGAGTTCAATGATGAATATAAACTTTTAGCTACTAAATATACATATGAAGCAATAGATAAATATGAACCAAGAGTGAAAGTTGAAAAAGTAAATTTTAAACTTGATCCAGTAAGTGGTGTGGTGACTTTGATTATTACATTAACAAATGGTCAGATTGTAGAGGTTGAAAATGATTAATTTAAATAGTTTACCACTTCCTAAAGTTTTACAAGTACTAAACTATGAAGCAATACTTGAAAAAAATATAACTAACTTTAAAAAGTTATATGGTGAAGATTGGCAACCTCTTGAAAGTGATGATTTTAAGATGATGTTAGAAGCTTTTGCATATAGGGAGCTAGCAATTAGATCAGAGTTCAATGAACTTGCAAAAGCTTTTTTCTTATCTTTAGCAAAAGATGAAGATTTAGACAATATTGGTGCTTTTTATGATTGTGAAAGACTTGATGGATCAAAGCCTTATGATGAATATGATTTTGAAATAAGTGAACCTCTAGCACAAGATATTGTAGTGCCAGCTAATTTAGTTTTAACGGATGAAACAAGTACCTATGAAGCAAAACTTCTTGAAGATGTTGTTATTACTGCTGGGGAAACAAAAGCAACTGGTACTGTTGAACTTCAACTTGAAATATCATCAAGTGAAATTAAAACAGAAATTATCACTACACCATTACCTTTTGTTGTTACAGCAACTGCACAAGGAACATTTCAAAATGGTTCAGAGGTAGAAGATGATGAAAGTTTTAGATTTAGAATACTTTTATCAATGGCAGATAAATCAACAGCTGGAAGTGAAGAAACTTATCTAAGTTTTACATATAAAGCAGATGAAAGAATTGAAGATGTTGCTGTAAAAAGAGGATTGTTATCTTTTGAAGAATATATACCTTTACTTATAAATAAAAATGAAAATGAAGTAAGGGCAGTACTAAATAAAATCTTTGCAGATATGGGTATTGTGAAAGTTTATTATTATAGTTCTAAAGCTGATGAACTTATGCAAAATAGAATAGAAACACAGCTAAATGCAAAAGAAGTAAGACCTTTAACAGATACTGTTGTAGTAGAAAAAGCAACAGAAGTTTCATTTTCTGTAAATGCAGAGTTAAAAATTCTGCCAGGACAAGAAACTGCAACAGTTTTTTCAAATGCAAAAGAGAGTTTAAATGCTGGGCTTAACTCTTTAAAGAAGATTGGAACAGATATTACACTAAGTGAGATCAATGATTTTCTAAGAGTACCAGGAGTGAAAGAAGTAGTTATAAATTTTCCCACGGGAAATTTAGAAATAGCAGATAATCAAATAGGAATATGTAGTGAAACAACAATCACTTATACCGTTATTTGAAGATGAAGGTTTACATAAGATTGATCTAGTTGCAGCAACTACAACAGATGGAATATCTAATGAAAATCAAGTAATCAAAGGACTTGGTAATCCTCTTATTTGTAATGAAAAGTTTTTGCCTTATTTGGCTTATTCTTTCAAGGTTGATTTTTGGGATGAAGAATTAAAAGAGGAAGAGAAAAGAGAATTAATAAAAAAGTCAATTCTTTTGCATAGATACAAAGGTACTGTTTGGTGTATAGAAGAGATCTTAAAACTTCTTAATCTTGCCAGTGATGAAGAACCAGCAAGTATCAAAGAGGGACTTAGTATCAAATATGATGGTAAGCATAAATACAATGGCATATATACACATGGAGATAAAACAAAGTGGCCTTATTATGTGATAGATTTGGCAAAACCAGTTTCAACAGTAAGAGCAAAGTTTGCAAAAAAGATTATTGATCAATATGCACCAAAGAGATCAGTACTTCATGCAATAACATATAAGCAGTTAAATAGATATGACGGGAACATCAAATATGATGGAACATACACATATGGAGTAGTAGGAGCAGATAAATTATGAGTAATTTAATAGAAACATCAGAGTTTACACCTGATATATATCAGATAGAAACAAATGATGATGTACTTGGTGGTGAAAATGGTATTGCAAATGCACAAGCCAGAGCCTTAGCAAATAGAACACTTTGGCTGAAAAACAACAAAGCTGATAAAAATGGAAGTGCTGCAAATAAGTTTAAGGTAGCTAATGCAGCTGCTACTGATGAAGCTGTAAATTTAGCACAATTAAATACAAAAGCAAATCTAGCTGGTAGTGCTACACAAAAGTTTAAAGTGTCTGATGGTGAAGCTGATGATGAAGCAGTAAATAAAAAGCAAATGGAAAATGCTTTAGGGAATCTTAACATCACTTCTATTACAGGCTTCAAAAACCTAATTAGAAATGGGTGTAAGAGAGTAAATCAAAGAGGTGCTTCAAGTATATCTGCAAAGGTAAATGCTTATAATTTGGATGGTTGGTATTATGATGGTACAAACTTTACCCAATATATAGAAGCTAAAGATTTTGTACTCAGTGGGACTTATACTCTGTCTTGGGTAGGAACTGCAACAGCAAAAGTTAATGGTGTAAGTGTCCCAAATGGTGGGCAAATAACTTTAACTGCAAATACCCAATATGCAGTTAAGTTTAATAGTTCAGATTTTATCTTCGCACAGTTGGAATATGGAAATAAAAAGACAAACTTTGAAATAAGACCTTTAATATTAGAAGTCCTTCTATGTAAAAGATATTTTGAAATTACATACAATGCTTATGATGGTCATTCAGCGTCAACTGGTTGGCAATCATCTTATACAAAATTTGTTACTAAAAGAGCAACCCCATCTGTGTCAATTGAAATATTATATAAATCAGATTATTTTGGTACAGATACAATTATCCAATATCCAACTGAAAATGGTGCTATAACAGGTGTCAAACAAACTACTCCAAATAGAGCGGCAAACTACTACATTAAAGTAACTGCGGATGCAGAAATATACCCAATATAAAAAGGTTAAAAAATGAAAGTAATTAAAGTAAAACAAGAAAAGCAAGGTTACAAAGTAACTACTGAAAATAACAAAGAACATTCAATCCCTTATGTAAAAGGTACTTTTCTTTATAAAGAAACAAAAGCTTTTATTGATGGTGGTGAAGTTGTTGAAGATGAGTTTAGTTTAGAGGATATCAAAAAACAAAAACTAAATTCTATTAATAACTCTTGTAATCAAACAATTATAAGTGGGTTTAAATCAAAGGCATTAGGCTCTTGGCATTTTTACTATTCTACTTTAGAAGAACAATCAACTTTAAATTCTCTTATCACTTTAGGAGTAAACAATAACTTCAAAGCACAAAAAATTTCAATAGTAGATGAAAAAGAAGTAAAAGAAGAAAGAATTAAATATGAACATACTATTGAGCAGTTAAGAGAAGTTTTGAAAGATGGTGCAACACATATTGCAGAACAAATTGAGAAAAAAGATTTACTAGAAGCTCAAATCAATGTAGCAACAACAGTTGAAGAACTAGATGGGATAGTTTGGTAATGGTTAATTTCATTTTATTCATACTTGGTGTTGTTGGAATAATTCTTCTTGGAACTGTTGTTTTTTTAGTACAAATTGTAAGAAAGCCACTAAGAAAAGAGAGCTTAAAAAAATACTTTTTGGCATTAGCAATTGGGCTTGATCAATTGGGTGGTTCAATTATTTATGGGCTTGAAGATTGGTGCATTAGTAGTGTTGCATATTTTGATGCAGAAAATGGAAAAAATATTTGGTTTATGAAATTGATTAACTTTTTGTTCAATGACAAAGAACATTGTAAAAACAGTTTTGAAAATGAATTTAAAAAACTTGGTGTAAAGCCAATAAGATGAGGGGAAAAAGATGGATTTAAACTTTGGTATTAATGGAAGTTTTGGTGTAGCAGCTGCAAGACCAATTCCAATTAGTTCTTCAACACCAATTGGAATTGTTGCAACTGCAAGTGCTGGTGCAACTGGACTGATGAAGTTTAATAGTGCTGAAGAGGGGCTAAAATATGTAAAAGATAATAACATTACAAGTGGAACACTAGAAAATGCCTTAACTGGTATTGATTTACAAGCTGTTCATTGCCCACTAGTTGTTCATGTATCAACTGAAGATGTTGATGAAGCAGTAAATAAAACAAACATCCTGGCTGGACTTGATGTAATCAAACAAGCTGATCCAGTAACTGGAATTGATCTTAAAAATGGTTTGATCATAGTTCCTGAATATTCAGCTGATGTTGAAGTTGGTGCAAAGCTTGATAGTATCTCTACAAAGATGTGGACTACTGGATTAACAGATGATTTTTCATCTGATGAAGCTGGATTTAAAACATACATGGAAAACTTTGGATCTAAGTATTTATTACATTGTACTGGAAGATACAAGGCAGATGGAAAACTTATTCCTATGAGTGCAATCATGGCTGGTGTTATTGCATATCATGATGCAAATACTGATTTTGGTTGGGCAAAAAACCATTCAAACAGAATTGCAAAGGGTGTTGCTGGTGCTGAAAGAGTTATTGACTACCTTGAAGGATCTGATTGTGAAGCAAGAAGATTAAGACAAGATAGTGGATGTATGATTGTTAAAGATGTAGGTTGGAGAACTTACGGATTTGAAACAAGAGATATTGATCCAATTTGGCAATCACTTGACAGAGTAAGAACATTCCACAGACTTTTAGCATCTATTCTTAAAGCAAATAAATGGGCAAGAGATAGAGAAGCAAATCAACTTTTTTGGGTTAAAGAATCAGTTGTTGATTTTATGAATGAGTTAAAAGGAAATGGGGTTATTATTGGTTTTGATGTGTACTTTGATCCTAAAAAGAATACGAAGGCAACTGTAACAGCTGGTAAATTTTATTTAACAATCAAAGTTCAAGATATGCCAAGTATAAGAGAACTTAATATTGAGTTAGTTTACAGTGATGATTGGGGTGAAACTTTAATTAATTATATTAATGGGGAGGCAGCATAGCATGAAATATCCACAAACATTAACGGATTTTAATATTTTTATTGGTGGTATCGGACATTTAGGTACAAGTAAAAAGGTGAGTTTACCCAAAATTGAACAAATAAGAGAAACAATAACAGCTGGGGGTTTTGAAAGATCTGTTGATACTGGTGTTTTTAAAGAGCTTGAAAGTGAGTTTATACTAAGTGAATTTTCATTAGTTATATTTAGTGCAATGTCAGACGCTTCAAAAACTGCTGATGGAATTTCTATTGAAGCAAAAGGATCTATTTTTCAAGGTGGTGAAAGAAAATCTATTGTGGCTACATTTAAAGGAAGTGTAGATATTGATGATGGTGATTTTGAAGCAGGTAAACAAATTGAAAGAAAAATATCTATGAAGCCAAATAGATATATTCTTGAAATTGATGGTAAAGAAATGGTTATGCTTGATACTATAAATATGATAGCAAAAATTAATGGTGTTGATATTTTAGAAGATCTTAGATCTCATATTCAGTAAGGAAGTAAAAGATGGTAAATTCAGTAGAAGTTGAAGTAAAAGGTAAAAAGGTTCAAATGAGAGAACCAAAAGTAAGAGATATGAGGTTAGTGGGTGATACTAATAATCAAGGTGAATTAGAACTTAAATTAATTGCAAACTTAACTGGACTTACACTTGAAGAACTTGATGATCTTACTATGAAAGAGTATGCACCTTTACAAAAGGCCTTAATGGGTTTTCAATCTTAGAATATAATCATATTTTGCAAGGTATGGCTTTGATAGGTTCTACTTTGCATTTTGGTTATATTGATATGCTTGAAATGTATTTAAATGATTTTATTTATTTTGTAGAGAGTGCAAATAAGATTGTCGAACAAGACCAACAAACCCTATGATAAAAATAGTCGCTGTTGTATAAAGACTGTATGCAATATTTTCAGTAAGTATTGCAACAGTTATACCAGCAATCATCATAATAAGAAGTAAGCCTATAAAAGCTTTTATTGAATATATAAGATCTTTCATAGTTTTATTTTATCAAAAAATTAAGAAAAAGGCTAGTAATGGAAAAAATGTTGGCACTTGGTGTTGTATTATCTGCATATGACCAGTTATCACCAGCACTTGGTAAAGCAACTCAAAAGATTAATAAGTTTGATAAGCAAATTAAAGCACTTGGTGGAAGTATAGCTAAGTATGGAACAATGTCGCTTGCAGCTGGTAGTGCAATAACTTCAGGTATTGGATCAGCTGTTACAAGTTACCAGGATTTAGCAGCAGCACAAGGTGATATAGCTTCACTTGGAATTGGTGAAAGTGGTATTGCAAAGATTACAAAAGAAGCTAAAGCTTTTTCAGGTCAATTTGCTGGGACAACTGCACCTGAATTTGTAAGGGCTTCATATGATATAAAATCAGGTATTTCAAGCCTTAGTGATGAGGGTGTGGCAAAGTTCACAAGACTTGCTGCAATGACTGGTGCTGCAACAAAATCAACTACTGAAGAAATGACAAAAATGTTTGCACTTGGGCATGGGATATTTAAACAAACAAATGAAACTGATTTTGAGTTTGGAAATAGAATGTCAGCGCAAGTTGGTTTAGCAGTAAAAGCATTTAGAACAGAGGGATCAGATCTTATTGCTGGTATTTCAAATATTGGTGCAATGGCAAACAAAATGGGTGTATCTTTAAGTGAAGAACTTTCAGTTATTGGTAACTTAAAGGGTTCTTTTGATAGTGCAAGTGAAGCTGGAACTGGTTATAGAGCCTTTTTAAGTGGTGTAGGAAATGCCCAGGAAAAATTAGGTTTACAATTTACAGATAGTTCTGGGAAAATGCTGCCAATGGTCAATATTTTAGAATCGATTAAAAACAAATATGGCGATACTATGGAAACAGTATCAACTCAAAAAGAAATAAAAGATGCTTTTGGTTCAGTAGATGCACTTAAGTTGATCGGTGGATTAATTGATAAAACTGATCAGTTAAAACAATCACAAAAAGCACTGAATAATGCAACCCTTGATAATGTTGAAGCTATGGCCAAAGCAAGGAATAAAGGTAGAGAGTTTGAAATTTTAAACCAAAAGCTTGGCAATGCTAGTGCAACACTTGGACAAATGTTTGCACCAGCTGCTTTAAAACTTGGTGAAGTTATTGGTTTTGTTGCTGATAAATTAGGTAAATGGATTGAAGATAATCAAGGATTAGCCAAAACTCTTGGTTGGGTTATCGGTGGAGTAGCTGGTATTTTAACAGTTGTTGGAACATTGGGAATCTCTGTTGGTGGTTTTATTATGTTACTTCCTACACTTACTGCTGGACTTGCAGCAGTAAAAATTGGGTTTATGACACTTGGTAGAGCTATGCTTATGACCCCTATTGGATTAATTGTAACTGGAATTGCAGTTGCTGCAACAATGCTTTATACATATTGGGGACCAATAAAAGGTTTTTTTTCTTCATTATGGAGCGGAGTGAAAAATACATTTTCACAAGGTTGGAATTTTATAAAAAAAGTTTTTAGTTTTTCACCAATTGGGTTAGTTATGAAATCTTACGGTAAAGTATTTAATTGGTTAAGTTCTAAGTTTGAATGGTTTGGTAGTGCAGTTTCAAAGATGAGAAGTATAGGCTCTTCAGTAAAAAGCTTTTTTGGTTTCGGTTCTGATGACAAGAAAACATCTACAACACCAAGAGCAATGAAGATCAATAAACCAGCTGCACAAAATGTTGCACAAACAAATCATATAAAAGTAAATGTAAATAATCCAGGTTCAAATGTAGATGTTGAAAAAGCAATTGTAAGTGCCATGAATAAAGGTGATAGAGGGCTAACAGATGAAGATATTTAGAGGGCTAAATCCCTCTATTATGTAGATTCTCTATTTCATCATCTATTTTCTTGCAAGTTCTTATGGTATCATCAAGATTAGATAATAAACTATCAATTTGACTATATGTGTTTTCATTAGAATGTTTGTGGTTTGTATGATGATAGCTAGGTAATAAGCTATGTAGCTCTTTGATGATTTCTAAATATTTATTTTGTTCTATTTTTAATCTTTCAAGCAGTTCTAGTTTTTCACCATCAAATAGCCACTGCTTTTGTTTTTCTGTTAGTTCATCATGTTTCATTACAAACTCCACTATCTTTTAGTACTTGTTTTAGTTTTTCATGTTTCTTTTTTTCAATATAATTTTCTAACCATGATTCTACCCACGGTGGTACTGGTCTATTATCATCATTCCAGTTATTTACTGTGTTATATGAAATATTTGATAATTGAGCAAATTCTTTCTTACTTAGGTTAATTTTTTTTAAAATTTCTGTAAAACTTTGTTTTGTCACTTGAAACTCCCATAAAATAAGCATTCGCCTTAAAAGTTGAATGCTAAAATATATCTAAATGTTGTAATTATTGTATCTAAATTTATCTATATGTTGTTTTAAGTCTTGACATTTTTATCTATATGTTGTAATATTTCATCATAAAACAACAAAACGAGATAAAAAAGGAACTAAAATGAAAGTCAAAATTATCACTAAAAGTGGGAAAACAAGAGTTTTAAAAGTAGAAACTAAAGAAACTATGAACAAAATCGCCAACAAATTTGAAAACTGGGAGTACAAATAATGAATGAGTTAATACAACTCAATACAACAGTTATTGGAACTGAAAATGTAAACAGTGTAAATGCAAGAGATTTACATAAGTTTTTAGAAATTAAAAAAGATTTTTCAAATTGGATTAATAATCAAATTAAATCTTTAGGTTTAGAAGAAAATGTTGATTATGTTGTTTTTTCTCATAAAGTAAAAGCTGGTCATGGTACTACAAATAGAAAAGAGTACATCATCACAACTGATACAGCAAAACATATTTCTATGGCTTCAAGAACAGCTAAAGGTAAAGAAGCTAGAAACTATTTTATAGAAGTTGAGAAAAGATATATTGAAAACATAAACCTTGATTCACTTCACGGCAGAATTGGTGGACTTATGAATGCAAATAATAAATATAGGATGAGAATATTTGAGTTAGAAGAGGAACTTAAAAGACTAGAACCACCTAAGAGTTATGATGATGGATTTTTAAATGAAAATATGAGTTTAAATGAACAAATAGACTTTTTGATTAGACAAACAGAACAAGAACTAAATAGAAATACATCAAGAAATGATTTCTTTCAAAATAGAGCTACTTACTGGTGCAACTATGCAAAGGTTATGCGACAAGGTGGAAATGAGTTGCAAAAGTTTTGTATACAAATGATTGAAGATAGTCAAAGAAAAAGAAATGAAGCATATCACAAATATGTGGAAATAGAAGAAAAACATAACAAGATGTTAAATCAAATCAACGACTGCTGCGAAAAACTAACTGCATAAACTTATTAGGGGCAAATACTATTTTTGTCCCTTTTTTATTACCCCCTTTTTTAAATAAAATCATAAAAAAAAAGGCCTATCTTATGTTAGGAATGATTGATGATTTTAAATTTGAAATAAATGATACAAACTTTGAAAGATTGAAAAGAACAATTTCTTTTGGATATGTAAAACATGCAAGAGTGGGAAACTTTGATAGCTATCAATCGATAGGTGAGTATGAAGAAAAAATTGATATAGAGGGAACTTTGATTGTAAAGAGCCAAAGTCAATTAAGAGATTTTGAACTACTTGGAAGAAAGAAAAAACCAGTAACTTATGTATTAGCTGATGGAACTGCAAAAACTATAATAATATTGAACCTAGAAGAAGATAAAAGTAGCTTTTTAAAAAGTGGTGAGTTTTTAAAACAAGTATATAAAACAACAATACAAGTTGTAGAGGATAATAACAAATGACAACTTACATAGCACAAGAAGGTGATAGACTTGATCAAATTGTGTTTAGACATTATAAAACTCTTATCGTATTTGAAAAAGTTGTTGAAGCAAATCCTAGTCTTAAAAATAGAACTATTTTAAAAGATGATGAAGTGATTAATTTACCAGTAATTACAATCGAAAAAACAAAGACTAAAGAGGTTAAATCTTTATGGTAAGAACTCCAGGTTTTATAATAACTGCAAATGGTAAAGATGTAACTATTCCAATCCAAAAAAATTTAATTTCTCTAACTTTTCATGATGAAGTAAATGAAAAATCAGATGAGTTAAATATCAAAGTTGCTGGCGAATTTGCACGACCGAATTATCAAGATGAATTGAAACTTTATTTAGGGTATGAAAAGCCATATACTTATGTAGGATCATTTCTTGTACAAACTACAACAAGAGATAAAAAACATGTATTAAGTATAAGTGCAACTGGAGTTAACTTTACAAATACTTTGAAAGAAAAAAGAGATATTACATATGAAAAAGTATCTATAAAAGATATATGTAAACAAGTAGCTGCTAGAAGTGGAATAAACCTAAAAAGTGATTTTGATGATATATTTGTTTCATGCCAGGTTCAGAGTAATGAAAGTGATCTGCATTTTTTAAATAGATTAGCTAAAGAATACAATGCAATATTTAACATCAAAAATAATACTTTAATATTTACAAAAAAAATCAAAAATGAGAAGAAAAATGAACAACTTCCATTGTATATAATAAATGCAAATGACTGCATTTCTTATTCCATAAAATATTCAAATAAAACACTTTACAAATCGTGTAAAAGTACTTGGCACGATACAAAAGCCAATAAAACAAAATCAATCATAGTTGGAAGTGGTTCACCAGTTCTAATAAATAAAGGTAATTTCAAAAATGAAGCTGAAGCCAAAACAAAAGCCCAGGCAAAATTGCATAAAGCAAACCAGGGATTAGTAACTGGAAGTTTATCAAAAGAAGGTTCTGTTATTTTTGCTGGAGGTAGGTTAGAGTTGGAGAACACACTTGAAGATGATGGAGAATATCAAATCAAGACAGTTGAACATACACTTGATCAAAATGGTTGGGTAATAAATATTAATTTTGAAAGGTAATAGGTAGATGATTGATTTAAAAACTTTATGGATTTTTACAATAGGAGTGTTTCTTACAGCTCTTTTTTACATAGAGGATACTTTAACAAATGAAGAAGAAAAAAAAGAGATAAATATATGGAAATTAGTAATCCTTGTTGTGATAAATTCAATTTTAGGTGGTTTTATTATGGTTACGGTTTTTTATCTACTTGAACAATATTATCCACTTTGGAATATGTGGATAAAAGTAGGTTTAGCAGGTGGTGTTGCAACTATGGGTAAAGATGGAATAAAGATGTTTCATAAGTATATTAAAGTGAAAGGTAAAATAAATGCTTAGTTTAACAATCTTACAAATCACTGCACCACTTTGCCTGGTGTTTTCACTTAGAAGAAAAATGTATAAAACAAACCTGGTTGGGTTTGTTGTTATCTTATTTATTTGTTGTTCTTTATTAGCTGCATTATTTGTCAATGAATGGGAATATATACATTATATTCTTATAACTTTACTTTTATTGTGGATTATGTCTTATAACACATACAAACATTATAAAAAATGGAAGTCTACATCATGTTAA